CCCAGAGGTTTTAGCCTAAACCCTCACCCTCTGAGAAGTTAGAATGGCTTCACATGATGCGTTTTTCAGAATAAGACCCACAAAGCGTAGTAACCCTGAGGCCCGAACTACGCTGGACTCGCTCCACAGGGTCCGTATTCAGAATATTCTCGAACGCGAGGGTGATGTTGATTCTTTAAAGGCCGATATTGAGAAACTCCGTAAGGAGTGTCGCGAAACCGTGGATGAAATAGATTATGAGTTGAAGCAGAAACGGATCGCGAATCTGGAGAAGGATATCGGCAAGCGGAATGGGAACAATGAGTTCTTTGACTATTTCCTCGACACGGGGAATATATTGTACAAATATTATGACATGCAGGAGAAGATTCAGAACGGGGATGAGGTGAAGCGCAAATCGGGAAAGGCAAAGCCTGGGTCCGTGTTGGCGGCTCTTGATGCTGCAGCGGCGACGGATGATCCTACACGCATCGTGAAGAAGGATGGAGTGTCGCAGGGGCGTGACAAGTTGCTGGAGCAGTATTTGTTGAAGGTACACCCAGAACATGTGCGCGGGACGAATGAGATTGAGAATGACCCCTATGGAGAGTGCGAGAAGTGTCGAAAGGAGATGATCTTCAGCGCGAACGAGGCCGTGTTTACTTGTACGGAGTGTGGGTTCCAGGAGTTTGTGTTGGTCGATTCCGATAAGCCGAGTTATAAGGATCCTCCCAGGGAGGTCAGTTATTACGCCTACAAGCGTATTAACCATTTTAATGAGTGGCTGGCGCAGTTCCAGGCCAAGGAGAGCACAGAGATTCCACAGGAGGTCTATGAGTCCATTTGCGCCGAGCTGAAGAAGGAGCGTATTCTGGATTATCGGACTCTGTCTCGGCAGAAGGTGCGTGAGATCCTGAAGAAGTTGAAATACAACAAGTATTATGAGCACGTGCCGCATATCATTAATCGTCTGAATGGGCAGAATGCGCCGGTCATGAGTCGCGAAGTGGAGGAGAAGTTGCGCTACATGTTCAAGGAGATTCAGCCGTCCTTTCAGAAGAACTGTCCCAAGGATCGGAGTAACTTTCTTTCGTATTCGTATGTTTTGTATAAGTTCTGCGAACTCTTGGAGCTGGATGAATATTTGTCGAGCTTTCCGTTATTGAAGAATCGTGATAAGCTCTATGTGCAGGATAAGATCTGGGAGAAGATTTGCGCCGACCTGGCTTGGCAGTTCATTCGTAGCGTCTAAGTTTGACGGGTCGTGACATCAATATAGTCACGGGGCTCTGAAACATTAACGACGACCCAATAGCCCTGCATATGTCTCCTTGATTTTATTTGAAGTTTCACTGCGAAATAGCTTGTAAAGAGCATCAGACACGCCCAAATAAAGTATCAAATAAAACCATGGCTCGGGGGAAATCTTTCGAAGGTCGAGCAAGGACACTGCCTCTTTTGCCTCAATCGCCACAACTCCCATAATATTTTGATCTTTTCCTACAAAGATCCCTGCCTTAATAAAACGCTGCATACAGTTGTCATATAGACTGTCCCAGCGCTTCCAAGCATCTATTGAACCTGCCAAAATATTACCCATAATACGTGGTTTTGCATACGGCCCTTTGATACGAATACCTCCTGGGAACTCGACATAGGTATCATCGCTGCGAACATAAGGCCACCAGTTAAAAAGAAGCATACGATCTGTAGGAATACGTTCCGTTACAGGGAAACGATCCTTGACAAGTTCATATATCTCCCGATTTCGTATAAGGGCTGCATCAGCCCATACAAATGTGGAATGGTTGAAGGGGTTCAGTAGAATGGCTCGTTTGACAAACTCCTTTTTTTCGTACCAGATTTTGTAGAGCTCGGGGGAATGAATATTCTTTTCAACGTCAATCGAATGTTGATTCTCCCAGAATCCAGGTTTGAAGGCCGTATTCGCGGTCCATTCTTCGCGCGGTACAACGATAATCCGTGTTCGATCATTGCCTTGACGACACTCTTCAATAAAGGGGACCAGTTCGGCGTCGGTGAAAAACACTAGATGAAACGGGAGAGATAGGAAGAGGCGCATCCATTCTCTGTATCGGGTAGGGTCGTATTTCGATTTCATGTCGTAATAGGCTGATACAACTGTGCTCTGTTCTTTTGTCTCTTTGAATGTTCCGAGAGGGAGTTTTTGGTAATATCCTAGGCGGGGAGGAGGAACATATGTATTCCACGAGCTCATATAGTTGGATATTTCATAAAAATACGGTATTTTATACACAGAATGGAAAGTCCTTCAAAACTGTTAAATATTCATAATAGTGTAAATATAATAGTAAGATATAGAAGATGTGGGCATTGGTCCAATATGATAATCGCGTTTTAGATTCACAACTACGACGCCTGGTAAAAAGAAATCGCGCCTATTGTCTTAAGCATGGATATGAATATATATTTGAGAAAAAGACTTATGATCTTCCGCCTTGGTGGCGGAAGGTGGAAATTGTTAAAACACTGTTGGAATCGGGAAAGTACGAGGGTGTGATGTGGTTAGACACCGATGCAGCGGTCCATGATTGTAATAGTCCCATTGAAGATATTCTTATAGAAGGTAAATCATTTTACTATTCTTCAGATCCTCCTATATGGGATTCTGAGTTCAATGCAGGAGTTTGGATAGTTGTGAATGACCCTAAGGGCAGAGCAATCATGAAAAAATGGATGGCATCATATTCCCCAAAAGATTGGACAAAAAAGGGTAATAAATGGGAGACTTCGGGAGAATGGGCCGGTTCCACATATGAACAGGGCTCTTTCAGCAAATATATCCGACCGAAGTTCAAGAAATTCATACATAAACTTCCATGGGAGGATATTCAGTCGCATAACCCTAAATCAAACACCTTCATTGTTCATTTTTCAGGGGACTATTCGAAAACTCATTTACCGAAATACCGTACTACTCGTAAGAAGCGATGCTAACGTATATTACCGTAGTTTATACACAACCATTTGGGTAATCTTTACCGAAATGGTAGTGGGTGGTTATAGCTTATATAGAGCTGCTTAGTTTCGTAGGCAATCCATGACCAAAGAGTATCATGTATATCAGAATACCAGCAGATAACAGGAGAGACCTATTCTCAGCGACAGGTTGGCTTTGCTTTAGGAAGAAAACCATCACAAAATAAAGTACGAATCCGATTATGACAGAATGCATCAACATTACTAGTCCGCGCTCCATTCTATATTCTAAAGTGTGAGTTTACTTACAACCGAGCGCCAGGAAAGCCCACCAAGTTGGCGCCAATACCGAAGCCAGCGCCCTGGCGTGCCGTAGCGCCAATGCTGGGGCTCACCACATCCAGAATGGCGAACACAGCTGCGGCCACGATACCCAGAGTCAGAATCTCATCCATGGGCAGACGGTGACGGGGCACAAAGATAGCGGCCACAGCCACGAACAGACCCTCCACCAAATACTTGATCACACGATTCATTATCTCAGAAGATGCACTCATGCTATATATTCCTCCCATAGAAATTTTCTCAAACCACTTCGCGTATTTCCGTCTAAAGCGATCCTGATAGCCTAATACAGAATGTCAAACGTCGAGCGTGAGGATTTCCTTGAGGAGGACGCAGAGATCCCTGGTCAGAAGTTCTGTCTCCTGAGTTTCTTGAGCCCGGAGAAGGTCCTCGCGAACAAGGATGTTTTCATGTTCAGCCAGTTCCTGAAGAACTATGAGTTCCAAAGCCGGACGAAGAACTTGGAGGCCTACCTGATGAAGGTGGTAAAGGGGATCAATACGAAGCTGGACGCCGAGGCAGATTCTCTCCTGGATAAGGATCTGAGTGGTGCCGCTGATCTGTGCCGTAATTCCAAGTTGCGCATTGACACTCTCATGGACGAGTTCCACCAGTTCGTGCAGACGAATGAACGCGAGTTGAAGGAGTCCACGCTCACCGATGTCTATGACGATTATATTTTCGCCAACAAGACCAAGCTTGAGGATGAGTTCTATGCCAAGAATGAGTTCCGTACAACTGTGCGAGGACTGAAGATCCGCGGTGTCTATGGTTCACAGGCAGAGGCAGTGGCCCGTTCCAAGAAGCTTCAGCGCCTCGATACTCTCCATAATATCTTTGTGGGAGAGGTCGGGAAGTGGCTACCTTGGGATCCTTCCCCCAGTGATGTGTCCGAGCAGGAGTATGCTGAGGAGCAGCTGAATACCCTGATGAAGAAGTACAAGGAGAACGAGGAGCAGCGCGAGCAGTTCCAGAAGGAGCAGCGTGGGCGGTCCAAGAAGTCGACACAGGTCATGAATCCTGAGGCAGAAGAGAGCACTGGTGGAGAATCCTTCTCTGATATGTTTGGCTCAACAGGGCATGCAGATCTCGCAATGGCCCGTAAGAATGACTTGTCTGGGAATAGCTTCTAGGCCTGCAACCTCAATACCATTAAATCTCGAAGAGTAGTTCCAGATTTAAGAGTATTCTAAAGGGCTTACTTGTCGGGAAAGTAAACATTGGTAATAGGGGGCATGACAGCGCGACATGTGTTCTGCTGACAGAACTCTCCCTCCTGGCATGTAATACCTTTGCAATCACCCCTGCGTGAATCTACTCCTGCTCCACCAAAGCTGCTAGCCTGGAAGCCCTCGGGGAAGGAACGCACAAACATCCTACGAATGCTGGGAAGAAACGCGACCACTAGGAACAGAACTGCAAGTAGTCCAAAAATGGAATATCCTTTACGCCCCCTCATTTCTATAGGGGCTTTCTATTTTATGGAACAACCGGAAGAGGATTCCTATCATACATCTGGGGTTGATTCTGAGTATGGCAGTATCCATTCATACAGCGCATAGGAAAGGGGCATGGGGTCATATCAACTCCGCACTGTTGAGGCTGTCCTACTTGGAATCCCTCCAACATGGGGTTAATGCGATAGACGCGGTCGGCAATGAGCAGACCAATGGCGATCACTGATATCATGCCTAAGCAATACAAACCTTCCTTCATCTACCGATTTGTGCCGAAATTAAGTCAGCTCTTAGTTCTTTTTGTTAACATT